GTCTTTCTTGGTATCACTACCAAGTCTAAACCGGAGCCTTCGTATGTACACTAAAAAACAGAGCCTCCTTTTCGAGCATAAGCATTTCTATGGTCGAGAAGGCGACGCGTGGTTTGGATCATTTGCTTATGGTCCGCTCGGCGCGCCGTTTAACATGACCTCTACAAGGTCAGGTGAGTCTCTGCCAGAGTGGCAGCGTCTTATCCGTGAGGGTAAAGATGCAACCACCACACTGGAAGGTGTAAAATACGAGTTTCACGCTCTGAGGTCAGGTGATGCAGGGTACACTATGTCCTATAATTTCTCTGGGACTATGTACTCTTGCCGTGATTACTTCCGCGGATACTTTCACGTAAGTGATCGTGTTCCGAGTGGGATAAACCTGGCTCCTTTGGACGAAGCCTACGTAAAGGCTAGCGTAGCTTGGCACAAGAAAGTAAAGGCCACTTATGAAACCATGAGTGGTCCTACCTTCTTAGGCGAGTTGCGCGAGTCGATACGTATGATCAAGAGGCCGTTAGCATCCTTAAGTATGCTTACTGGTAAACATCTGGACCGAATTGGGCGAGTCAAATCGCTCATGAAGGGCCAGTATAATACCAGAACCAGAAAGAAGATGCTGCGCGAATATCAACGCGCGATTTCGGACTCTTGGCTCGAAACAGTTTACGGCTGGAAACCGCTTGTGAACGACTTTCAAGCGGGACTGGACGTAGTTCGGCGCTTTGTGGGAGATGAGGAACATAACTTATCTCACATTAAGGCATCGGGACTGTCAGAGGCGTCTAGTACTTCGATCTATCCTGATTCCTTTCCGGGATATCACAAATTAAGGATAACAATCCTTCATAGTGATTCCAGACGGGTCATCTTGAGAAGTGCTATACGTTCATCCTTGGGCACTGGTGCTAACGTCTCCTCCATAGATCGTCTCAAGCAATTGCTTGGGTTCAATCTAGAAGGATTCGTGGCCACGGCGTGGGAGTTGATTCCTTATAGCTTCATTGTTGATTATTTCACCAACACTGGAGCTGTTTTGGAAGCGATGACCACGCGCACTAGCGATGTAGTGTGGACTAACAGAACGAACTGGGGCCGTCGCCTCACCTATGTCAATTGTGACATGGATGTAGCCGCGATCAAATCTGCGGTGGTCGACAACGGTCTCATCTTCGGTACTGCGAGTGGACACTATGGCGCTTCGTGGATAAGTCGTACAACCGTGGATCGTAAGCAGACAGGCCTGCCTGCTACCCCTAGCTTCTCCCTCAGAATACCGAAGGAGTTGCAATGGGCTAACATGCTTGCCTTAATCTCTTCGAAACACTCAGCTACTCGGGGTCTTCCTAAGTAGCGTCTCCTCTTTAAAAGGATACAAAGAATGACCTTCGCTTTGACTACGCCTGTTACGGGCACGGCGCAAACTGGCTTTACTGCTCCGACGTATACCATCACTGCCGATAAGGCACCTGATGTTAACGCGGTTCAGTGGGCTGTGACCGCACTTGGTGGCACACAGACGGGCGTTTCCGTCCATTCTGTGAGCTCGCCTTTTACGATCACTCAGTGGAAGCCGAAGTCTTTTCAGGCTCTCGGTAAACCGAATCCCACCACGGGGCTAATCGGCAATGTTCCGTACAATACGTACACGACCATTGTCCGAAAGGGCATGCTGCCGTTGGCTGGTCAACCGTTCCGGAATGCGATCCTGACCCTTAAGGTCGAGATCCCTGCCGGTTCGGATACAGCTGACGCAGAAGACATCCGTGCCGCCATGAGCCTTATGATTGGCTCATTGAACCAGCAGTCTGCTGGACTTGGTGACATGCTTGTCTCGGGAATCCTGTAAGGATTGATTCCCTTGTAGCGTAAGCTACATACCCTTAGCCTTAGTGGAGAACGAGATGCGGGATATCGCGATGGTTCAGTCCGCTTTGCACTTAGATGTGGGTGCCTATGTCCCTCTCACGAGCGATATGCACCCTCGAGCCGCTGCCAAGTCTTTCCTTGCAGCCAACCTCCTAAAGAAATTCCAATCGAATGACCCCAGTAGTGTGAAAACACGCTACGAAAGGGCTTTGAATGGTTTTCTTGAGGACAACAGGTTGTGCAGCTTGGAGAGGCCAGTCAGTAAGTCATGGCTCGACGACTATATTATAGGAGAGTGGTCTTACCTCTTCGACAAATTAGTCGCTCCTGATGGGGTCAACGAACTAGATCTGGCGTTTATAGCCAGTCATATGGACGTTGGTCCCGGGAGTAATGTTGGTGCCGATAGCAGGTGTTTTCTCACAAAGCTATTTGCATCAGAACTTACTACCACGTCAGAACATCTAGTACGGTTATACCGTGCGGCTATATCTGATACCAGTTATTGGGCCGATGCCGAGAGGCAAAGGAACGATAAGCTTGGCTTCAGGATAGTCGGTGGTAATACATTCTTTACCGTTCTGAAGAATGACGAAATAGATAGGCCCTGTTGCACCGAACCCACTCTGAACATGCTTTATCAGAAAGGGATCGGCGGATTCCTCGAGGAGAGACTTGAAAGGTACTATAGGATTTCCCTAGAGACCCAACAAGACTTTAATCGGGAATTAGCGCGTTTATCTTCGATCACTCGTTCAAAAGGAACGATTGATTTGAAGAGCGCGTCTAACAGCATCGGACTCGGTCTCTGTGAACTGATGCCAAGAGGTTTTTCGTCTTGGATCAAAATTTCCCGCAGTCCCCTTATGACTTTACCAGTCTCTGGGGAGCAAACCGAGTTAAGGATGGTATCAAGCATGGGGAATGGTTTTACATTCCCCCTGCAAACTGCCATCTTTACCTGCCTAGTACATGCTTGTTACCGCCTCATGAATATCCCAATGAGACGGAACCGTGGTTCTTTCCCTGGGAACTTTGGCGTTTTTGGAGATGATATCATAGTCGAGAAATCGGCTTATGATCTCGTTATCCATGCGCTTCAGCTCTTCGGGTTCACGGTTAATGACAAAAAGTCATTTAACACAGGCTGTTTCCGTGAGTCGTGTGGAGAAGATTGGTTCAACGGAACGAACATCCGTTCGGTTTACATTGAATCTCTCGACGACACAGCGGACGTCTACTCTGCCTGTAATCGCTTGATAAGGTGGAGTGCGATACATGGGGTCCCTTTACCCAACTTAATCACCTTAATGCGGGAATGGGCCGTATTTAGACCCATTCCTTTTGCAGCGGGTGATGATGAAGGATTTAAGGTACCTTATCGCGTTGCACACCCTTATATCAAGAATTGTGGTAATGGTATCCTTAAATATAAGGCGTACGTTACCAGGAGCGCTAGACTTCTTTGGTCTAAAGATCTTGATACCCATCGGTCGGATGACAATAAAACTCATCCTACGGATAGGCGATCAGATCTTAACAGATTCCTTAGTGACTATTTACCTGAGGAGTCTGCTGTTGTCGCTCTTATTGCGGGTAGGCTTCGAACACCGGAGTGCAGTGTTGGTGGAAATCGTCGGTTTGACGAACTCCACTACGAGTCAGGTCTGCGAAGACCTAGCTCAAGCCCGGCACGACGGAAAGTCAAGCTGCGTGAAACCCATTACTGGGATTACATGCCGCCTGCAGGGCCCCGCGAAAGCGGGACCCTAGGAAGTAGTTGGTATTCTACTTCCGCCGCCTATTTCCAATAGGCGAC